TAAAAGAGCTTCTCTGTTATACTTTCGTATTAGTTTGAAGGTCTCGGGAATATCAGTAAACTCTGATGGTGGGCTATCGATTCTACCCGGTAAGAATATCAAAGTAAAACCGTGATTACCATATAATCTCTCTTTCACTTTAATACCACAGATTTCATCAATATAAACCCAAGGGAAGTTACCCTGAAGTTTAATTTCAATTCCAAGTTTTTTTAATCTTTCCACAAAGACCTTGATTTTATCACCAGTCAATTTTGTAGGATCATTTTCTCTTTCCATATAGGTTCCAAATTTAGTTTTTATTTTTTTCATTTTAATAATTCTAAAAATATTATTACAACAACGGACCCGAACAAATATCCAAGTCCCGAACATAATGCCAATCTTATTCTTTCCTTCCAAGTTTTTGACTCAACCATAAACCCCACGAAAGGTAGTGATAAAAATGGTCCGATGAATGCAAAAAATAACATTCCAAGATAGTTCTTATCTGCAACTACAGTGATGTAGAATGTACTTCCAATCTCTAGTATAAGTGCCGATAAGAAAACAATCAAATATCTTTTAATCATCGAAGAACATATGAATGAATTACTACGACTAACTTACCATTCATTATCGCCCTATCAGATTGTGTTTGTATATCTAACCAACCCAAGTCTTCTTTGAGTCTACTGGCTTGAACTTGTACTTCGTGTTCAGCATCTTCTTTTGTTTTGAAGAATCCGAAGTAGGAATCACAACTTCCTGTCTTATCGCACACTCCGTAAATTATCTCTCTTTGAGCCATAGCATTCTAATTTTTCATCTTTAACATTCCACAAGTCTTTAACTCCTTCTGTCATATGACAATTATGTTTTTTACCAGTCCTACGACCAAAATCAACAATCATATCGTTATGACGATTACGAATAGAGTGTGGGCATTCTTTACAAGGTTTTTTCATTTTAATTTTGAGTCAATAAATTCTTTTACATCCTTCAACTTGTCAAAATCATATTTGACACTATCAAAGGTTACTTCGTAGGAATGCCACTTGGTGAACTTACTATCTCCGCTTTGAAATGTTCGTGGGTCTCTTTTTCGAAAGGTGTCTTTCATCTTGGAACCCTCATACTTGACGATTTCAAATCCACGATATTCTCTTTTAGTTTCTTTAGTTGTCCACATAGAACAAAGATAAGAAATAAATTCGAATGAATAAAAATTATTTTTTGTATTTTTTGATTTCTACCGTATCAACAGGAATTAGTGTTACGTTGATCACTCCTCTTTTTAGAAAATTGAGTTTTTTTGCGGTTCCATAACTTAAATCAATTATAAACTTAGAACTTTTTGGGAGTCGATCATTAACTTTCACATAACAAACTGAATCGTTATGATGATTAGTAACTTTAACTATAGTTCCAAACTTAAAGTATTTGTGGGCGGCGGTTAAACTATCGGCGTGGAATTTCTCACCTGATGAGGTTAATCTCCCGGTCCAATGTTGACCGTAGTAAGTTGCGGTTCCTTTATACTCAGGAGTTGTGGAGATAAACGATAATAAAAATAGAGGTATTAAAACTAATATTTTATTTAAGATTCCAATTTTTGTATTTTGTTTCGATTTTTCTTTTACCATACTTTTTTTCCATAATTTGTTGGTGAAGATCCCAATTGATGATCGATTCACTAACTTGTTCGTCGTCTTTTGCCATGGCATATAGTTTTGATATTTTCTTTAACATTTTGTTTGCAACGTAATTAAATTTTTCAAATTCGTCTTCAAAAAATTTCTTTGGGTTTTTTTCGTATTTCATGGTTTGAGATAAAAACTTTCGTCTAATCTCGTCTGTCTTTTCAAGTTGTTTGACTTTTTCTTCTGTACCACTAGGTAACAACCCTAATTGTGAACCAAACTTTAAAAAGTCATCCATAGCATGTTCCGTCATAATCATAAACAATTCCATTCTGTTATTTACCAAATCAATATAAGCAATTTCTAACACTTTATTTATTTTTTCATCAACAGTCATGTTAGATGGATCCTCACCAACATGTTCAATAAGTTTATCCAATCTTTCTTCCTGTTCTTTTAATTGTGAAATAAAATCATCGAATGTAAAGTTTTTGATTTCAACTAACTCTCTATAAACTCTATTGTTTTCTAAAAATTCTTTGAATTGTGACTTTGTAATATTTTTTCTTTTCATCGAATACGCCACCTCCGTAGGTCTAACAAGGTTTTCAATTGCATGGATATAATACATATACCTGTAAAATACTCTATCAATCGCAGGTATTCCAAAATTACCTCTTCTTTGTGTTGCCTGATAGTCGGCATCAGGTCCCATTTTACCAAATTGTTTTGATTGTTTGTCGTATTTGTGTTTAATCTCGTGAGCCAAAGATGAAACATGTTCGTCCCTTTCTTCTTCCATTTTTTGGATGAGTCCCTCGGGTTCCCAATTTTCACCAACAGCGAAGGTTATTGTTAATTCCAAAGTGGTTGAAGGTTGTGTTTCTTTCATATAAACATCTCTATTGAATCCGAAGGCTCCTCCCATCCCCATTGAGATGATATCTAAGACACCTTCTTCACCATCGATAGTTTCTATATTAACTTTAAGTTCGTATGAATCAATTTTGACTTTTTTCTTATCACCTAATTCGAATTCAATATTACCATCAAATTCGTATTCATCTTCAATACTATCTATTGATTTGATATCTCTTTCTACAATATCATATAACATATCAGCAGCTTCTAAAATGTTATCAGGAACCCCTAAAGCTTCGGTAATTAGTCTTAATTGACTTTCGGTAATAATAATATTTTTCATAATAATAAATATGTTGGAGTTATAGTTTATCCTACAACTCCAACCAAATCATCAAGGTGGTGGTCATTATTCATATCTGAACCAATCTCACGTCGATCCATCATATGAACAATTTCCGTGATTTTATATGGATGCATGTTGTTACCATCCATACCAACATCCAATCTTTTTCCATTACCCCACTTGTTTTGAGCCGATAAGTGAACGTGTCCGTGAAGATGTATAACACCTTTGTTTAATCCGTGCCAGCTTTGGAGTGGGTAATGACATAAAACAAAATCTACATCACAAATATTAACCTCAAGATAATGCTGAACGGATAAGAATCTGCTTTGAATGTCTTGTCTATTTTTTAAAATGTTTTGGTCGTGATTACCCAAGACTAAGTGAATGTTTTTACAAACTAAACGATCTAAAAATTGTTCAATTCTTTCAAACCCACCAAAAGCAACATCACCTAAGTGAATCAAAGTATCATTCGGACCAACTTTTGAGTTTATGTTGTTCACAATTGCAGCATCCATTTCATCTAGATCTCGGAAGTCTCGAGTTGAGTTTACGGGAATATTACCATCTTGTGTTCGCCAATTGGTAACACCTCGACAGATATTTTTGTGATGATAGTGAGTATCAGATGTGATCCACACTACACCAGTTGTAAGTAATTTATCAAAGTTTTTCATAATTTAATTTCAAAACGATTTTTCATTTGTTCTAATTTGTCTTCAGGAACTCCGTGTTCATTACTCCCTCCGTGTCTATTTTCAACGATTATTGAAAAGACTTTATATCCGTGTGTTTTTGCCATTTCAAGGTAAGGTTCCATTTCCCATTCTTGAGTAAATGTGTTTGAAACGACAATTTTTGGTATTTCTTTTATCATATCCATATAAACCATATCGTGACACCACTCATGAGCCCATTTAATTTTTGATCCATCAAATTTATATTCACCGTTCCCATCTATAAAAAACATATCGGCTTCGTAATGTTCTCCACCCAAAGTTTTTGCAAATGTTGATTTACCACTTCCCGGTATTCCTCTCACTAAATACAATATTTTTTCCATAGTACAAATATAATAATATTTTAAAAGATATTTATCAAGATATGAAAATTATTATAACTCAGGATCAATTAAATTTAATCAACGAAACTTATAAAAGGGATCGTTTCGATGCTGAGTACGCCGATGAATACCCAAAATACAAAAAGATGTTTTTAAAGACAATATCTAAAGATGTTAAAGGTTGGGGTGAATGGCCAGGGTCAATTTATCTGATGAACGAATTTGGGGAACCTTTATTTGTGTATAGAATACCGTCAAAAACCGTATATTACGATTATTCAATAGATAAAGAGATGGAAGAATATATTCCTTATCATATAGTGTCAAGACACTTAAAAAATGCGGTTTACGATTACTTTAAAGGACTTTTTCCTGATCTTGAGATAAAAGAGGTTGGTGGTGCCAATATTGTATAAAAAAAGAGGGACACAAAGTCCCTCCTTTAATTGGGCCGACACTGAATGTGTCAACTTCTCCACCACCTTATTTTTATAGAACAAGGAAACTAAATTCGATACATCCAAATTCTAACAGAGTTTTCATTAGTGAAATAGTTTTTGAACTGGCAGTTGTCAATAATACCCTCTGTTAAATTATAATCGTAAACGGTACCACTGATATGTCCCCAAACAGTATTATTCAAAGTCAAAGTATAACCAAAAGAATTAGTATACAAATGATAAATTGAATTAGAACCATTGAAAGTATAAGAATTTTCCGTTAAAAAGACAAGTGTGTCGGATCTAAACTCTTGACTGAAATTTGTATTCAGGACTTGGGTGATAACCCAAGTTTCACCTTTGAAAGTAGTAGTTGAATCAACCAAAGTTGAGTCTGTGATAATGTCAACAGGTGGGTTAGGTGGGTTTGGTGTAAACTCTTCTTTCTTACAAGAAAAAAAAGTTAATACCATAATAAAAATTATTAAATGTTTCATATCGATAAATATTATACTAAAGATTCAAGTTTACTTTTAACGTGATCAGTGATACTTACCTCACTTGATGAAGTTAAAATTATACAATCCTGTAATTGTTTGGCAGGAATGTGAATAAGTGTGGTGTCCCCATTGAAGAAACTTAAAGGTTCATTAAGAACCAAGGCTCCGTGAACCGACTTTAAGAAGATCTTAAATTGGGTTGAGTCTACGAAGTTTTCATTGAGTAAAACTCCGTGTTTGTCTGAAATGATTTTGATGGTGTTTATCATAGTTATTAATTTCTACAAAGATAAGGAAAAAATGTTTGACTAACAAACATTAGTCAAACATAGTTAATAAAAATTCAGAGTCTCCCTCCCAATTCTTAAGTTGTGATTTAGGAACCCAAAACTCCATAGTCCCAATCTCCTCAACTCGTTTTAAATAATCCTCGCGGAAACGATCCGCTTGACTCTTATCTTTGATATACTCAACTCTCATATGTTTAGCACAAGTCTTACCCATTTTTGTAATCATAGAGAACTCGTCGGTTAAAGTTTTAGCACAACACACACAAACGTTACAACGTTTTACGGTCATCTTACCTGAGAACTTAACCGCTTTAGGTGATATAGCCAAAACTTTAGTGATATCCAAAATAGTTGGGTTGAATTGTAATCCGTAAGTCTCTTTCATTTGTTGACCGATTTTACGACCTACTTGGATGGTATCACCTTCAGTAGGGATATTCATATGTTTGGTGGTGGCTTTGGTCTCTTCTTTTTTAATTTGACCAAGTGCAGCATCTACTTGTTTATCACTTAACTTACCATACTTCTCAAGTTTAGATTGGATCTCCTTTACAAAAGAGTTTTCACCAGTGTAAGACTGAATTTTTTTCATATCCTCAGTCAATTCAACTTGTTTTGCCTCAACAGGGGTGTTCAGAATTTTTTCAACGGCTGCCGCTTGTTTAGCGGTCAAAGATCCGTATTTAGTAATTGCTTGTTTCATCTTGATGATGAAAGAGTTAGAACCTTGATAATTTTGAACTTGAGTGATGGTAGACATGTGGAATTGTTTAATTGATTACACTACAAAGATAGTGATTTTAACCAATCCACAAACTACTAATTGAAAATTTTTTTAATTATTTCCATTAAATCTTTATTTTTCTTTTGTTCAGGTAATTCTTCATAAGAAAAGAATTTACATTCTGTGTGTTCGAATCCGTCTGATGCCTTTTCAAGATCTGGTTCAATATTATCATCAGTCTCACAATAGAAAACATACATCATACCCCTTTTTATCGTTTCATCGTCGTTGTACTTATTTACAAATCCTACTAATTGGATATCGGTTGGTAGTTTGATGTGGGTCTCTTCAAAATATTCTCTGATCGCGGCTTGTCCTGGTGTTTCACCATCTTCGACATGTCCTGAAGGTATAGACCATATATTGGGTAAAGATTTATTAGGTGCTCTCTTACACATTAAAACTTTATCATTTTTTTTTAATATAACACCTGACCACCTTTTAAACTTTTTCATATTTATAAATATGGACTTAAAAATAAATGATAATATCTATAACGTAAAATGCGTTATGACACCAAAAGACATTCAAAATGGTATGATGCAAAAAAAATTTGATGGGTTTGATGGTATGTTATTTTTAATGGATGATCTTGAGCACAATTTTTGGATGAGGAATTGTATAATACCGTTAGACATTGTTTTTATAGAAGATGGGGTAATATCTAAAATACACCATAATTGTAGTCCATGTAATACCCCCGAATGCGAACATTACGAGGGTACCGGTGATATGGTATTAGAGTTACCAGGAAATGAGTGTAAAAAATATAATATAAAAGAGGGAGACAAAATTTTAGTTTGATTCTTCAACTTTAACTTTGTGTTTCTCATCAACAAATGCCTGCACCCTACCTCTAGCGACATCAGCATAATTTGGTGAAAGTTCTATTCCTAACCAACGTCTGTCTAAAATTTCGGCAGCAACCAAACTAGTTCCTGATCCAGCAAATGGGTCTAAAACTACATCGTTTTTGTAGGATAAAATCTTAATCGCTTTGGTTGGTATGTCCATCGAGAAAGTTGCCTTGGTGAGTGATTTAGTATCTGCAAAGTAATTCCACTGACCAAACACAAGTTCCATAAATTCTTTCTTATCGTTTTCGTCATAGACCATCTTATTTCTTTTTGATCCATCTTCATTTTCAATTTCAGTTAATTCTCCAGCCCACTGTGGTTGACCTTTGATTTTTTTGATGTGTTGTTTTTTGTAAGCCAATATAACACACTCTTTTGGATTATAGATATAAGGACTTGATGGACTCATCCAAGATCCCCAAGCCGTAGTCTTACTTCTGTGTGGTGATTGTTCTTCTAAATCCACAATACCGAAGAACCCAAATCCAATTTGTTTCATGATCTGCCACATCTCCGATACAAAGAATATACGACCACCTTTTTTCTGTCTGTTAATTTCGTAAGGAATGTTCAGGGCGATACGACCATCGTCCTTCAACACACGGTAGGCTTGTGACATCCATTCTTTTGCGAACTTCTCATACTCGCTGAATTCTACATCGTCTTCGTGTACATCGTACGCAATACCGACCCCATAAGGAGGTGATGTTACAATTAGATCCACCGATCCTTCCGGTAATGTCTTCATTACCTCAACACAATCTCCGTTAATAATTTTTCCTGTTTCTATCATTTTTTAAATTCCTGCTGTTAAATGATAATAGTATCCTTTACTGGATGTATCACCAAATGATTTATAAATCTCAAATTTTTTGTCATCATACAAAATATCGGTAATAATTTCAACTCTACAACCAACGTCTTTTACTTCAAATCTTAATTTTTGAATATCGAAATCTTCTTCTAAAGGGATGTCATAAACCAAATGTTCTCCTTTACAATAATCTTCAATAATAAGATATGCATCTTGACTACAATATTTTTCTTCGTAATCACATTTGTCATAATTAAACTCATCACTTTCATAAATTAAATTACCATCCTCATCTTCAACTTTCATATGAAAGGTTTCAGGATAGGGACCCATTAATGTTTCTAAAGGAGAATCAAAATAATCTTCAACACCTAAAACCTCACAGATTTGTTCGTATTCCATTTCATCAAACTCAACTCGTTTTTCTTGAAATGTGTTATACTGTTCTGTGTTTAATTGGAAAGGGTAAATTTCTGATCCTTTGTGACCAAGTGTAATTTTGTAGTATTTCATATTAGTATAGATTAAAAAATGTAATCAATTATTTTGTATAAAACAAGTCCAGTTCCGACTAACCAACTTAAACCTAAAAAAATAGCAAAAACTCTATAGTTTCTCTCTACTTGATCTTTTGACCTCCCTTGAAAGTCATTTGGATTCCAATCTTTTTCCATGGTTAAATAAAATTTGAAATAATTTGAGCCAATTTATACCCTGTGAATGCCCCTGCAGCTGCAGAACCAGGTAGTATTATAAATTTACCTAACATTGTTTCATATTTGTTTCTATTGACAATATATGAAATTAGTATGTAATAAACAATATAATTAATCAATACTAAAAAGTCCAGTTCTTTTGCGGCAAATACCACGATTGAATTCCCTAAAAATCCCCACATAAAATTTATTAAGGTTTCCCTGATTAACTCATTTGGTGTGGTTATCGCATCTAATATATTAATCTTTTTATCTAAAAAATCTCTCTTATTAGTTTTTCCCATAAATCTCATCTAAATAATCATAAAGGTTTTTGAATTCGATCGTTTCTCCTTTGTTTTGATAAAAAAACATCATTTTTTTTGAGAATAACCCATACTTTCTGTCATGACCTAATCGATCCTCAACGTGTTTTATTTGGACTTCTTTATTTAGGGTTGATGCAATTTTATTAATGATGTCCAAATTTGTAACTCTAAATCCTGTACCAATATTCATTACTTGGTTAACAACTGTATCGTCAAACATCAAATCACATATAACCTTAACATTGTCGTAAACATACATCCACTCCCTAACTTGTTTTCCATCACCATAAACCGGAATTGGTTTATCTTCTCTGATTGATCTTGCAATAGTTGGTAAGAATTTTTCTTCAAATTGATGTTCACCAAAGTTATTACAAGTTCTTGTAATCAAGTAAGGTAATCCATAAGTTCTATTTGCAGATAACACCAACATGTCAGAAGCCGCCTTTGTTGCTGAATAATATGAACTTGGTTTAAGATCGTCTTCTTCTTTTGCTATGTGGTTTATGGAAAAATGTTCGTCCATATCACCATAAACTTCATCTGTTGAGATGTGGATGAATTTTTTAAGACTTTTGTTTTTTCTTGAGATCTCAATTAAATTGAATGTCCCTTCTACGTTTGTTCTTACGAATGGTAACCCGTTACTGATTGAATTGTCAACATGTGATTCAGCTGCGAAGTGAACCATATAATCAAACTCACCTAATTCATCTGCAGTCACATCACATATGTCTTTTTGTAAAAATGACACATTATGTTTAATGTTCATTCTACGTCCAGCATATGTTAGTTTATCTACACAAAGAACTTCACATTCAAAGTTATCTAATAGGTGATTTATAAACGCGGAACCAATAAAACCCGCACCTCCTGTTACTACTACTTTCATTTTTTTTCTAATGTATTTATATGATGTTGCAAATACCATAATGCCTTTTTTAGGTCTTGTAACTCTTTATCTTTTTCTTTTTTTCCTGCACGACTAATATATTTTACCGTGTTTCCCAAACTAAAACCTAAATCCCAAGCATCAATAACTTTGATTGCCTCATAAAGATTATCTTCACCTCCATAATGTTGTGGGTGATTAACTTGTTCTTTTTCCATATTTTAACTTTTAATAAACCACCAAGTGGCCAAAAATTCATCCGTTTTATAAACTTTATAGTTTTTTTCTTTTGCAAATTCATCAACTGCGGGATTAACCCCAAACATACCAGTATATTTAGCCTCTTCAGGTTTCCCATCAGGAAAAGTATAAAGTGCTTGATTTTTTTCCTCTTTACCTTCATAAAAATAATCAGGTAAATAATCATGTCCCATAACCAATCCACCTTTTTTTACTTTTCTATACCAAGTATCGATATCTTCTTTAACAGATTCGTAAGTATGATTTGCATCTATGTATACAAAATCCAAAGATTCATCCGCAAAAAGTTTTGCACCTTCAGATCCATCCATTCTTAACATAAAAGTTTTTTCTTCAAATCCCTTAATATTGTTCATTGCAATTGAGTACGCATCAATATGATTTTTATGATTCGATATGTCGTCATATTCTTCGTCAGATAATGGTCTCCAAACGTCAATCATATAAAGTTTACCCATCCATTTGGATGTAATGTTCTTAGCAAAGTCACCCTTAAACGATCCTAACTCAACACCTTTATTTGTTAAATTCAGTTTATTCAACAGATCGGGTAAATCTTCTCTATTTTTGAATACTTGATTTATATCTGCCATTATTCTTCTTCTCTATATTCTTTTAATAACTCATCGTTAGACATTGTACCATATTTTCCGGTAAGACCATCCATATCAACAAATGAGGTCATCATAGTTTTTGTATCATAAAGAAGTTGGGCAACATATAATGAATTAACAATCTCACGAATGATTTTGTATGGATCGGCGTTTGAACCTGGTCTTCGATCTTCAACATATCCTTTCCATTCTTTTGCGGTGTCCTGAGGAACTCTAATTGATGCTCCACGGTCAGACACACCCCAACTGAATTTATCAATCGCTTGAGTCTCGTATTCACCAGTCAATCGTAAGTGATTGTTTGATCCATAAGCCTTTATGTGATCTTCGTGTCTTGATTCAAGTGCGTTGAATAATGCCATGAAGTATTGCTCGTTACCATCATACCTCATCATATCAGTTGAGAAGTTTGTATGAAGTCCTGATCCATTCCACTCTCCGTGTGTGATTGGTTTAGGATGAAGTTCAATATGGTAACCATACTTCTCAGCAATCTTGAATAAGAAATATCTTGTTATCCAAAGATCGTCCCCTCCTTTTAGTTTACCTTGAGAGAACACTTGATATTCCCATTGACCCAAAGCAACCTCAGCATTAATACCGGTGATATCAATCCCATAGTTCAAACACATATTTAAATGTTCGTCAACAAACTCGCGACCAACAACATTGTGTCCAACACCACAGTAATATTCACCCTGACCTTTAAGAATGTTTCTCTTGTGTCCCAAAATATTTCCG